CGCATTAGACAAAGGTGGGGAAAACTTCAAAAAATTATACAACGCATCCGACGTTACTAAACGAAATAGAAATGGACAAACAGCGTCTGGCTTATATTCTCTTTTTATCCCAATGGAGTGGAACTACGAAGGATTTATTGATGAGCACGGAAGCCCAGTCTTCAATACTCCGGATAATGACGTCTTCGATCCCCATGGAGAGTTAATAGATGTAGGCGTAATAGACAACTGGCAAAACGAAGCTGATGGTTTAAAAAACGATCAAGACGCTTTAAATGAATTTTACCGTCAGTTTCCAAGAACTACAGAGCACGCGTTTAGAGATGAAGCTAATAATAGTATATTTAACTTAGTAAAAATATACGAACAAATAGATTACAACGAAGAAATGTCAAGAACATTAGGTATTTCAAAAGGTAATTTTCAATGGGTAAATGGAGTAAAAGATACTAGTGTTATATTTTATCCAGATCCAAAAGGTAGGTTTAAAATAAGTTGGGTACCACCAACCCACATACAAAACAAAGTTATAATTAAAAACGGTATTAAATATCCTGGCAATGAGCATATGGGTGCTTTTGGTTGTGATAGTTACGATATATCAGGAACTGTAGATGGCAAAGGCTCTAAAGGTGCTTTGCATGGCTTAACTAAGTTCAGCATGGAAGACGCACCGGCTAATACGTTTTTTTTAGAGTATTTAGCAAGGCCTCAGACCGCAGAGATGTTCTTTGAAGACGTTCTAATGGCGTTAGTATTTTACGGGATGCCTATACTTGCAGAGAATAATAAACCTCGTTTATTGTATTATTTAAGAAGACGTGGTTATAGAGGTTTTAGTATGAACAGGCCAGATAAAATATGGAATAAATTATCTACAGCTGAAAAAGAAATAGGTGGTATACCAAACTCTAGTGAAGATATAAAACAAGCTCATGCAGCGGCTATTGAAATGTATATACAAAGTCACGTAGGTATGAATCCTGAAGGTCAATTTGGTAATTGTTATTTTAATGAGCTTTTAAATGACTGGGCTAAATTTGATATAAACAAAAGAACAAAACATGATGCTTCTATAAGTTCAGGTCTTGCAATAATGGCTAATAACAGGCATTTGTACAAGCCAAACGCTACAATAGAAAAACCAAAACTAAATATAAACATTGCTAGATATTCAAACAAAGGCAATGCATCAAAATTAATTAAAAAATAAATATGATTGTAAAAAGTTATTTTCCATCTCAAGTTGTGAGTGACATAGAGAAAATGAGCTATGATTATGGTTTAAAAGTAGCTAAAGCTATTGAGGCTGAGTGGTTTCATACTGAAAGAGGTTCTAATAGATATAAAACAAACCACAATAACTTCCACAATCTTAGGCTATATGCTAGAGGTGAACAATCAATACAAAAATATAAAGATGAGTTATCTATTAATGGTGATTTATCTTATTTAAACTTAGACTGGAAACCAGTTCCAATTATACCTAAGTTTGTTGATATAGTTGTAAACGGTATTGCAGAAAGAACATATGATATAAAAGCGTATTCTCAAGACGAATATGGAGTTAGTAAAAGAACTGCTTATATGGAGTCTGTAATAAAAGACATGCAGACTAAAGAGTTAAATGATTATGTTAATAATGCTTTTGGGATTGATATTTATGAAAATGATCCAGAAAATTTGCCAGATACTAAAGAAGAATTAGATTTGCACATGCAGCTTAATTACAAACAAGCTGTAGAAATAGCAGAAGAACAAGCGTTAAATGTTTTATTACAAGGCAATGATTACGAGTTAATTAAAAAACGTTTTTACTACGATTTAACAGTGTTAGGTATAGGCGCTGTAAAAACTAGTTTTAATACTTCTGAAGGCGTAGTTGTTGATTATGTTGACCCTGCAGATTTAGTTTATTCATATACTGAGTCACCTTATTTTGATGATATATACTATGTAGGTGAAGTTAAAAATATACCTATAAATGAATTAGCAAAACAATTTCCACACTTAACACAAGAAGATCTAGAAGATATAGTTAAAAACAAAAACTATAACAAAACAAATTATAACCAAGGTTATAACTACGCTGAGCATGACAACAACAAAGTTCAAGTTTTATATTTTAATTATAAAACCTATATGAACGAAGTTTATAAAGTAAAAGAAACTGGTAGTGGTGCTGAAAAAATACTAGCTAAAGATGATACTTTTAATCCGCCAGAAGATTCTAGTAATTTTGGTAAATTACACAGATCAATAGAGTGTTTGTATGACGGCGCTTTAATACTTGGCACTAGCAAGCTGCTTAAGTGGGAAATGGCTAAAAACATGATGCGTCCTAAAAGTGATTTTACAAAAGTAAAAATGAACTACAGTATTGTGGCTCCACGTATGTACAAAGGCCGTATAGAATCTCTTGTACAACGTATTACTGGTTTTGCTGACATGATACAGCTTACACACTTAAAATTACAGCAAGTATTATCACGCATGGTACCTGACGGTGTTTATTTAGATGCTGATGGTCTTGCTGAAATAGATTTAGGTAACGGTACAAACTATAATCCACAAGAAGCTTTAAATATGTTTTTTCAAACAGGATCTGTTATTGGTAGATCGTTTACAAGTGAGGGTGATATGAACCCAGGTAAAGTACCTATACAAGAAATAACAAGTGGTAGTGGTGGTAATAAAATGCAAGCTTTAATAGGTAATTACAACTATTATTTACAAATGATTAGAGATGTAACTGGTCTTAACGAAGCTAGAGATGGTAGTACGCCAGATAAAAACGCTTTAGTTGGAGTGCAAAAGTTAGCTGCCGCTAACTCCAACACGGCTACAAGGCATATATTACAAGCTGGTTTGTTTTTAACAAAAGAAGTTGCAGGATGTTTATCGCTTAGAATATCTGATATATTAGAATATTCACCTACCGCCAATGCTTTTGTACAACAAATAGGTGGCCACAATGTAGCTACGCTAAAAGAAATGTCTGAGCTTCATTTGTATGACTTTGGTATATTTATAGAACTAACACCAGACGAGGAAGAAAAAGCAATGCTTGAAAACAATATACAAATGGCATTGCAACAACAAACTATAGATATTGAAGATGCTATTGATATTAGAGAAATAAAAAGTATTAAATTAGCAAATCAAGTATTAAAATTAAGAAGAGTTAAAAAGCAAGAAAAAGATCAATTAATTGCTCAACAAAACATTCAAGCACAAGCGCAAGCCAATATGCAGACACAGCAAGCTGCGGCTCAAATGGAAGTACAAAAACAACAAGCAAAAGCTGAAACCGAAGCTCAGCTTGAACAAATAAAAATGCAACTTGATTTACAAAAACAAGCACAAGAAGTTGAATATAAAAAGCAGCTAATGATGCTAGAGTTTGAAATGAATATGCAGTTAAAAAACGCTGAAGTTGAAGGGCAAAAATCTAGAGAAAAAGAAAAAGAAGATCGTAAAGACGAAAGAACAAGAATACAAGCGTCACAACAAAGCGAGCTTATAGAGCAAAGAAAAGGTGAAAAACCACCTAAAAACTTTGAATCCGCAGGTAATGATATATTAGGAGGCGGATTTGATTTAGGGGCATTTGGCCCTAGATAACAATTATTAATTATTATTATATTATATTATGGCAAAAAAGAAAAAAGAAGAAGTAGTCGAAAAGGCTGCTGAAGACAACGTTGTAAAAGTTGATCTTAAACAAACAAAACAAGATGACGATGTTATCAAAGTAGATTTAAGTAAACCACCAACACCAAAAAAAGATGAAGTTAAAGAAGATAACGCTGACGACAGCGGAGTGGTTGAGCTCGTTGAGGATGCCAACACTACAGAAAAACAAGAAGAAGTACAGCCGGAAGTTGAAACACAAGAAGAACAACCAGCTTTAGAAGAAGTTACTGAAGAAGAAGTTCAAGAGCAAACTGAAGAGTTGGCAGAAGAAGTAGTAGATGCTATAGAACAAGCTGAACAAACCGGTCAGGAACTACCAGAAAACATACAAAAGCTTATGAGCTTTATGGAAGAAACTGGTGGTAACTTAGAAGACTACGTGCGTCTTAATCAAGATTATTCTAGTTACGACGACATGAGTGTATTAAGAGAATACTACAAGCAAACAAAGTCTCACTTAACAGATGATGAAATTAGTTTTTTAATGGAAGACTCGTTTTCATATGATGAAGAAATTGACGAAGAAAGAGAGGTTAAAAAGAAAAAAATAGCGTTAAAAGAGCAAGTTGCTAACGCTAAAAGCCACTTAGACGGGCAAAAGTCTAAATACTATGAAGAAATTAAAGCTGGTTCTAGGTTAACTACCGAACAACAAAAAGCTGTAAACTTCTTTAATAGATACAACAAAGAAAGCGAAGAGAATAAAAAAATAGCGGACAAACAAACTAATACTTTTAAATTAAAAACTCAACAAGTTTTTAACGATAAATTCAAAGGTTTTGAATATAACGTCGGTGATAAAAAATATCGGTTTAACGTGAAAAACGCTGGTGAGATAAAAGAAACTCAAAGCGACATTAATAATTTTGTCAAGAAGTTCTTGAATGAAAACAATGAAATGTCAGATGCTAAAGGTTATCACAAGTCTCTATACACAGCAATGAATCCCGACGCTATTGCTAAGCATTTTTACGAGCAAGGCAAAGCTGATGCTATAAAAGATAGTGTTGCTAAGGCTAAAAACGTAAGTATGGACCCAAGGCAAGCATTTTCAAACGATAACACAAGCGGGCCAAAAGTAAGGGTGCTTAACGATGATACTTCTCCTACTTTTAAGTTTAAAATTAAAAATAAATAAATAACTAATTTAAAATTACAAAATTATGGCAATTAATCCAGGACCTAATTTAAACAGTGTTCCTGCTCCAAGAAAACAAACGTTAGCAAATAACTATTTGGATTTTACTGGAACTGCGAACTCATGGGGTCAACAATATTTACCAGATCTAATGGAAAAAGAAGCTGAAGTTTTCGGACCGAGAACTATTTCAGGATTTCTTTCACAAGTTGGAGCTGAAGAGGCAATGCAATCTGATCAGGTTGTATGGTCTGAGCAAGGTAGATTACATCTATCATATAAAGCAAACATTAGTACTGCTTCTGGTGGTACTCAAGTAAACAGTACAAACGTTTCTGTTATTACAATTAGTAAAGATATTGACGGAAACAGTTTACATGCTAATGGACACGGTGTTAGAGTTAACGATACTATTATAGTTGCTGATGCAACTAACGGTGTTGTTAAATGTTTAGTAACTAAAGTTCCTTCTACAACTACAATTGAAGTTTCACCTTATGATGCAGGAGCTGCTCAATTATCTGCTACATCATCTGAAGCAACTACTATATTAGTTTATGGTTCTGAGTTTGGAAAAGCTATGGCATATACTGCTGGTGCTGGTACAACTGCAGAACTACAGTCAAGAGGTGCTAACGAGCCAAGATTCACAACTTTCACTAACAAGCCAATAATCATGAAAGATTACTACGAAGTTTCAGGATCTGATACTTCAAGAATTGGTTGGGTTGAAGTTTCTACTGAAAGTGGTCAAGGCGGTTACTTATGGTACTTAAAAGCTGAAGCTGATACTAGAGCTAGATTTAATGACTATATTGAAATGGCAATGCTAGAAGGTGAGCTTAACGATAGTTCTTCTGTTCTTGACGGGGCTACTAGCGTTATATTAGGTTCTGGTTCTGGTGACGGTACTGTAGGAACTGAAGGTTTATTCGCTGCTATCGAATCAAGAGGTAACGTAACTACTGGTGTAACTGGTGTTAACGCTGCTACTGATTTAGCTGAATTTGATGCAATACTTGCTGAGTTTGACAAGCAAGGTGCTATTGAAGAATACATGATGTTTATTAACAGATCAACTAGCTTAGCTATGGACGATATGTTAGCTTCTATGAATTCTTACGGAGCTGGTGGTACTTCTTACGGAGTATTCAACAACTCTGAAGACATGGCGTTAAATTTAGGTTTCACTGGTTTCAGAAGAGGTTCTTATGACTTCTACAAGTCTGACTTCAGATACTTAAATGACTTAGCTACAAGAGGTGGTATTAATGCTGCTGCTGGTGCTAACGCAATTAGAGGTGTCATGATACCTGCTGGTACTTCTTCAGTTTATGACCAAACTGTTGGACAAAGCATGAAGAGACCTTTCTTACATGTAAGATATAGAGCTTCACAAACTGATGACCGAAGAATGAAGACTTGGGTTACTGGTTCTGTTGGTGCTGCTACATCTGC